GAGGAGGAGAGGTTTTTTATTTCATACAATTTCTTACAATTTTTATATTTATATATGAATAAGTATATTCAATTGGAGATTATATGTCAGACGAAAAAGAAATATTTGATGGGAAAACCTTTCAAGACTTAACAAAGGATATTTACGAAAATACAACAAAACGTAAAGTTCAAATAGATTTGTTAATATCAGAAATACACGGATTCATAACAACCATTGATGATGTGGTGTTGGTTGCACCTATTATAAAAGAATATATGGATACGGCTGTTCGTAATGATGAACACTTGGTAAAACTTGCTGGTGTGCTACAAAGAATAATTTCTAAATCACAAGGTGAATCAGATGAATCAATGTTATTAAGTGATGAAGAAAAGGCTGAATTAATGGGAACACTTCAAGATACAGTGGAAGATTTACAAAGAGAAAGTGATAAACTTGAAGCTACAAAAAACAAAACAATTGATTTGGGGAATAACTAATGGCTTCAACATTTACAAGAGCAGACAATGTAACAGTTTCAGGTGTTTTTGGTGAACCAATAAGTGTCCCTTATTATTTACAATTTGTTCCTGGTATTGTTACTGAGGTTGTTACATCTGATAGAAGTTTCCAATCATTTAATAAAGCACAATATACAAATACAATATTAGCTATGCCACATATCACAAGTAAACCAAAAAGAAGAAAATCAGATTTATCAAATACTGATAGATACTTTCCACTTATGAGAGGTTTTGTTGATGTACCTGCTAAAGGAGACCCTGTTTTACTTTGTGAAATTGGAGGTATAAAATATTATCTTGGACCATTGAATACACAAAACAATCCAAATTTTAATAATGATTTTATGTTTGTACCTGAAAAACCAATTACAGATATTGTTAAAATGACAACTGATGAAAAAAGAACAATGATGGGACAATCACTGAACTTTAAAAAAGTAAATCATAATAGAATGATGAAACCTATAAAAGATGAATTGGATAGAGGTGAAGCGATTAATGAAACACATGGTGATATGTTGTTTGAAGGTAGACATGGAAATAGTTTAAGAATTGGAAGTAGAGATAAGAATCCATATATTTTTATTTCCAATGGTAGACATTCAAATAATTATAATGAAAGTAATGCTGATGGGAGTATTGTGAGTATCACCAATTCAGGAACGATTGACCAACATTTTGGACAATACATTGAATTAGAAAAACCTAATCCTGATGATGATACGACTTGGACCAGAACACCAGTTCCATTTATATTGGGTTCTGATAGAGTTGAAGGTAATCAACGATTGATGTCAAGCATTGTAAAGTCAATTAATCAAGTTGATGATGTAAATGATATTTTATATAATTATGATAAAAATCAAGTATTTATAAATTCGGATAGAATTGTATTTAATTCAAGAGGCAATGAACAATATAATGGTGATATTTATTTGTCAGCTAAAAATGATATTCACATAGGAGCAGGTAATTCATTATCTATATCTACAAATAAAAATTTAATAATTGAATCTGATAAAACATATTTAGGTGACCCAAACAAAGAAACAAATAAAGATAAAATGGAGCCAATGATTTTAGGAAATGCGTTGTTTGATATTTTTGATGAGTTGTTTAGCATATTGGAAGCAACAACATCAAATCAATATTTCCCATTACAATTAGCTTATCTTGGAGCACCACTTAAAAATGTATTAGACCCATTGAGACAAAAAATTGAAACTATAAAAAGTAAACATCATTTTATAGAACCAAATGGTAGAGAACAAACATAGAGGTAATTATGAAAAAGAAAAAACCAAATATAAAAACTATAATCAGACAAATCGTTAGAGAAGAAGTTGCGATGGCTATCAAGGAAGTGATAACTGAATTAAGACAACCAACTCAAACTTCTAAACCAATGACACCAAAGAAGAGAACACAAAATAGTCAATTCACATCTAATAAAATTTTAAATGATGTATTGAACGAAACAGCTCAAGATGGTGAATGGAAAACATTGGGTGGTAGCGAGTTCACTTCTGATAGAATGAATGAATTGGTTGGTGGACAATATGGTGATATGATGAATACTACACCACAACAAGTTCCATCAAGTGACCCAATGGCACAATTTCTTAACAATGATTATAGAGAAGTTTTAAAAAGAACTGAAGAAAAACAAAAACAAAAATACGGAAAATAATAATGGGATTAAAAGATGACTTAATAGAAGCTAAAGCACAATCAGCATTAGCAGCTGGAGCAAATCCAGATGATATAGATACATCAGAAGGTTCTGCTATTGAGGTTGAGGCTGAGTTGACAAAAGAAGCAATTGTTAATTTTTTAACACAATGTGAATTTAGAATAACTCAATTAGCTGCTCCAGTCGTATTGGAGGATTTTAATATCGGACCACAACAAGCTGATATTTTACCATCTGTTACAAGCACAGATATTCCATATCCAGGTGGTGTAGCAGCACCATCTATACCTATCCCATTAAATGGTGGGACTAATGGTGTGTTAACTAAAAACATAGATGTTGATAAAGCAGGTGGAACTACAGGAGTGCTGGATTCAACTGGATATGTTTTCATAGGTGGAGACCCGGATTCACAAGATGAATTTGATGTAAATACTTTGGATGGTATTAGAGATTTTACAAAAGTAGAATTATTAAGAGAAGACATTGAGGATTTATTATAATGGCTATAAAAGATACATCAAGAAAACCATACATTGAAGATAATGATACTAATATCAAAGTTGGTATTGATTTACCAATTCGTAGAGGTAATGATAAAGAAGGATTCTTTGCAACCACTTCAACAACCATTGAAGCTGTGAAAAACAATATAAGAAATTTATTAAACACTAATCAAGGTGAGAGATTATTTCAACCCAACATTGGTATTAATTTAAGACAATATTTATTTGGACAGATAACAGAAGAAACACTTTTACAAATTCAAGAAAGTATTTCCTCTACATTTAATTTTTGGCTACCCTTTGTTCAGATTCAAAACATAAATTTAAAAAATGGTACGAACGCAAATTCTATAGTGATAGATATTTTATTTAATATAAAACAAGACCCGAACACATTGGAATCAGTTCAAATATCAATTGATAACGAAACAAACAACCAATCAGCTGATGCTGGTGTCGGTAGTGGTGGATACTAATGGAGAGTAAATAATGCCAACATATGGAAAAAAAGATTTTAAAGAATCAAATGTAAATTATTTAAATAAAGATTTCAATGCATTGAAACAATCTTTAGTGAATTATGCTCAAGCATATTTCCCAAATACATACAAAGATTTTAACGAAACATCTCCTGGAATGATGTTAATAGAAATGTCTGCTTATGTAGGTGATGTATTGTCATTTTATATAGACCAACAATATAAAGAATTATTATTACCATTAGCTGAAGAGAGAAGAAACATAATCAATATGGCTAAGATGTTAGGGTATAAAGTTAAACCAATTGTTCCATCATTTGTTGAATTATCATTTACATCAGAAGTTAACGCACTATCAACCAATAGAGCACAGGTTGATTATTCAAACGCTAGTGTTTTTCAAGAAGGAATAAAAGTTCAATCAAGTGCTAATTCAAATTTGTATTTTGAAACATTAGATGTAGTTGATTTTAGAGTAACATCATCTCTAAATAATGGTGAAGCTTCGGATACAAGTTCACCGATAATTGATACTGCTACTGACGGTTTGATAACTGATTATACTTTAACAAGAAAGGTAAGAGCTGTTAGTGGTGAAACTAAAACAAAAACTTTTACAATAACATCACCACAAAAATTTAGAAGAATAACCTTACCAGAAACAAATGTTATTGATATTATATCTTGTAAAGATTCAAATAATAATGAATGGTATGAGGTTGATTTCTTAGCACAAGACCAAGTGCCTGTTAAAAAACATTACGCTCAAGACGAATTAAGAGATAATGCTTATACCAATATAGATGGTACAGATTATGTGGCTGATGTTCCAGTACCATATTCTTTACAATACATTAAAACAACAAAAAGATTTACTCGTGAAACAAATACAGATAACTCAACATCATTAGTTTTTGGTAATGGAATATTAAAAAATGGTGAAGTGATTGATGAAGGGTTTATTGATTTGGAACAAGTTGGGATAATCATACCTGGTCAACAAGGTGAATTAAATGATTCAATTGACCCATTGTTAGGTGATGAGTATTCAACATTGGGTGAAACACCAACACAAACAACTCTAACCATAACTTATAGAATTGGTGGTGGTATTGAAGCCAATGCTTCAGTTGGTGATTTAACATCAATCATTGGAACACCAACTAAATTAGTTGATGGTGGAGCGAGTATTATTGGTGTTACGAATGAAACTGCTGCTAGGGGTGGGGCTGATGAAGAGGACACGGATGAGATTAGAGAAAAAGCTAGAGCATTTTTCACAACACAAAACAGATGTGTGACGAAAGAAGATTATGAAGCCAGAACAATGAATATGTCTTCACGATTTGGAAACATAGCAAAAGTAATTGTTTCAAGAACTGAACTACCTTCAGCTGCGGATATTCAATCTGAATATCAAGGTATAATAGATAATTCACTTGGAGAAATTTCAACCACACACCAATCATTACAAACAAATGTTGGTAATTTTGGTACTGATATGAGTAATGCTATAACAGATGCTCAAAGTGACATCCAAAACCTAACCAACCAATTCACTTCAAATCAAATATCCGCATTACAACTGGTGCAACAAGCAAATTTATTATTTCTTGGGGTACAGGATACATATAATAATTATTTTCAATCACCTAATTTAATACCAGGTGATGTAACTACATTAGGTGAACAGATTTCACAAGTTGATGTTGAAGTACCATTATTACAAGAATTAGATGCTGGGGTTGGAACAATAGCAGTTAATATATTAGCATATGATAAAAACAAAAACTTAGTTGGTAATGCACAAGCTGGTGGAACTTTATTACCAGACGCTACAGATGGAACACCTATTATTTTAAATACCAACTTATCAAATTATTTAAATAATTTTAAATTATTAACAGATGATGTTGCTATTCAAGATGGATATATTATAAACTTTGGTGTAGTGTTTGATGTAGTGGCTCACAGATATGCGAATAAAGCAGAAGTTAAATTAAGATGTATACAAAAAATTATAGATTATTTCAAGATTGAAAAAATGCAATTCAATCAACCAATTATTATTAGTCAATTAGAATATGAATTAATGGATATTGATGGTGTTAGGTCTGTGAATTATGTATGTGTAACACAAACTGAAGACTATGTAGGTGGTGGTGAAGGATTTGATAATGATGGTGAAAGACTATTCACATATTCATATGCTGATAACGCAATCACCACAGATGGTGGAACTGCTGGTTATGGTTACGCGTATGATTTTCCATCAGCTTTAACAAATGGAATTATATTACCAGCAAGTCCACAAACACCAGCAGTATTTGAATTAAAAAATCCAAGACAAAATGTAAAGGGGGTAGTTAGATAATGCATCATTTTATTTTTCCAACACAAGACAATTGGGTTTCAAGTGGTTCATCAACTATAACAGGTGAAACTTTTACAGACCAAAACTTTGGGAGAGACCAAATACTTGAAGTCAGAAAAGAATTTTATAACAATTCATTTAACCATCAAACAAGAGCATTGGTTAATTTTTCAGGAACTGATTTTACTGAAATGTCACAATCAATTGTAAAAAAAGATATACATAATCCAAGATTCTTTTTAAGACTTTATGAAGCTGAGGGTAATGCGGAAATGACTGAAGATTATACTTTAGACATTAAACCAATATCACAATCTTGGACGGAGGGTACTGGTAAGTTTGGCGATAATCCAAAAAACACCAATGGGTGTAGTTGGGAAAATCGTAGTAATCCAATTGGCGGAACAGCTACGGTTTGGGCTGACGCTGGTGTATCGGTTTATTCAGTAAGTTCATCAACACAAGCGTTTTCAAATCAATCACCTGATGTTGATGTTGACGTAACTGATATGGTTAATATGTGGTTAAGTGGTGCAGAACAAAATTATGGAATGTTAATTCGTTTTAGTGGAAGTCAAGAAACAGATAGTCAAACATTTGGACATTTAAAATTCTTTTCAAGAAACACACATACAATTTTTTCACCAAGACTTGAAGTTCGTTGGGACGACCATTTACCTTGCACGGGTTCAAACACTGGTTCATTAAATGAATTAACAATGAGTGGATTGGCTGATAACTTTTTATATATGAAAGGAATGAAAGAGAGTTACAAAGTAGGTGAACGAGTTAAGTTTAGAGTTGGTGCTAGAAAAAGATACATTCAAAAAACTTTCAACACATCAGTTCAAACCGTAACTGGTTCATTCATACCTGAATCAAGTGGTTCATATGCAATTAAAGATGTTGCAACTGATGAGTTCATTGTTCCATTTAGTGGATTCACTTCAATGAGTTGTGATGAGAATGGTAATTACTTTAATCAATTTTTAGATGGATTTTATCCTGATAGGGTTTATAAAATACAATTAAAATTAAAAACAGATGATGGACAAGAACAAGTATTTGATGATGATTTTGAATTTATAGTTAAAAGGAATTAATAAATGGTTACCGTAGAACAAATCTTAGATTTACTAGCCGATACATTGATAAATGCACCTGAAGTAGATTTATCAATGGTTCGTGGAAATCAAAAAACAATTCGTGATGGATTGATTCAACTTGGAAGAGATAATTCTGAAAAGTTAATATTATTTGAAAAAGATGTCAAAGCAAATGAAGAAGATTTTTTAGATGAGGATACAGGCCAAAGTTTAACTTCTATCGTTGAATCCTTTGCTGAAGAGTTAGATATTTCTCAATGTAGTTTTGCAATTGGTTTTGATGCCGGCTCTCCTCCAATAATTCAAAGTATTGTATTAACTGCTGATGGTGATACATTCAATATGACAAATATCTTTTACAATGGAGAAGCTGGTAATCCAATTAATTTAAGTCAATTTATGAATCTTCAAGAATTGACACAAAACATTGATATTGGATTAGCAGAAGAATATTTAGATACAACGATATTTGAATTATTACCCGACATCACACTTCGTCAACAAAGAATAATTAATTTTTTTAATGAGTTTCAAAACTTAGTTGGAGACGCACCACAATTCAATCCTAATTCAGATGGTTTGATTGATGTAGATGAAAATAGTGTTTTTCTTAATAATGATTTTTATAGTGAGAATCATGACATATCAACAGCACAAGATGGAGACCCAACAATTGGTATTCAAGAAGAGGATTCATTCATAACAAGATTAGAACAAGATGCTAATTCAAATAATGAACAATATACACTTCAAGGTTTAAGAAATACTTTAAAT